AGCAACCTCGGGTAAATAAGAAAAATTTATTCTTTGAGAATAAATTGCAGAACATATAAGATAATACAGAAGGATTAGTTGAAAGTCAACGAACACCAAGGACTAGTTATAATGATGCAATGAATGAAAGCATGCAAGAAATTAAAATGACTTCACGAGATGCACAAGGCTTTGGTATGTCTAGACAAAATATGCAACAAGCAATGGGTTTAGCACCTAGTGCTCCGCAAATAATGGAAGATCCTGAATCAGGTAGATCATATGAAGTTGCCCCCGAAGTTCAACAAGCGCTTACTAGAGATTACTCAGCATTAATGAAAGCAATTGATGCTAAGAAAGGAAGATAATGCCATATCAAATAATAAATATCAATGAAATAAATGACCAGACCAGTAATATTCCAATTGGAATAGAATTGCCATTTAATGGCCCGGCCGGATTATTTACATCGACATTTACTTCAATTGCCCAAGCTATTAGCAATTTGAAAAATTTGTTATTAACTAATAAAGGTGAACGAGTTATGCAACCTGCGTTTGGTACTAATTTGCCTAGGATATTATTTGAACCAAATACATCAGAACTTAAAGCTTTGGTAGATACTGCAATTACCGAACCGGTAAATTATTGGCTGCCATATATTAATATAACAGAAATTGAAACTACTACTGCTGACGATGATCCTACATTGGATTATAATATATTAGTAAAAATTTCATTTCAAATAGTTAATTCAACAACAGATGATGCATTGAATACAATTACTATTATTGTAAACGATAATCAATTAACGGTACAATAATATGGAAACTAAAAAAGATATATCATATTTAGGAAAAGACTTTGGTCAGTTTAGGAAAGGTCTAATTGATTTCACTAAACAATATTTTCCAGATACATATGTAGACTTCAATGAATCATCGCCAGGAATGGTATTCTTAGAATTAGCTGCGTATGTAGGCGATGTGTTATCATACTATGCAGATTCAAACTTAAAAGAGTCCATGTTAGAACAAGCATCGGAACGAGCTAATATATTTGATATTGCAAAATCATTGGGATATAATCCTAATAATGTAGTTCCCGCATATGTAACATTAGATGTATTTCATATTATACCATCAATTGGAGCAGGGGCAGCAGTAGCACCAGATTTTAATTATGCATTATCAATTAAACCTGGTATGCGTGTTAAACAAAATAATGGCGCCGCAATATTTAGAACATTGGATAGCATAGATTTTGCATATTCATCGTCAACTAGTCCTACCGAAATAACCATATATGAAAGTAATGCTACAACAAAATTACCAACATATTATTTGCTTAAAAAACAAGTGCGCGCAGTGTCAGGGGACGTTAAAACAGCAACATACAGTTTTACAACACCATTGGCATATGATAAAATAGTATTGCCTGATACAAATATTTCAGAAATTATTTCAGTTGTTGAGTCTGATGGAGATAATTGGTATCAAGTGCCATACTTAGCTCAAGATACTATTTTTGAAGATGTTCCAAATTTGGCAGAAAATGATCCAGATTTAGCACAATATCGAGCATCATCTCCGAGTTTATTAAAATTAAAGAAAACTGCAAAACGTTATATAACACGTTTACGTAGTGATAACAAATTAGAATTACAATTTGGAGCAGGCATTTCAGATAATAATGATGAAGAAATAGTTCCAAATCCAGATAATGTAGGAAATGGATTAGCAGGATTTCGCCGTAATGTTGATGTTGATATTGATCCATCAAATTTTTTATATACTAGAACATATGGACAAGCACCATCTAATACTACATTAACAATAACATATACTATAGGAAATGGAGTTGTAGATAATGTTCCTGCAAATGTATTAACACTAGTTAATTTTGTTGAATATAATGATGATATTAATACATCAAACAGTGGCAATCTAGTTAATTTTGTTAAATCAACAGTTGCCGTTAATAATAGTGGACCTGCTTCTGGAGCTAAAACTTCTGACAGTTTGCAAGACATTAAAAATAATGCATTAGCTAATTTTGCAACTCAGAATCGCTTAGTAACAAGAGAAGATTATATAATTCGTGCATATTCAATGCCAGCAAAATTTGGAAGTGTTGCAAAAGCATATATTGTTCCGGATGATCAAATAACGCAAACAGATTATCAACAATCTAGAATTGCTAATCCATTAGCAATGAACATGTATGTTTTAGGATTTAATGAGTCAAAACAATTATTTGAATTAAATCAAGCAGTAAAAGAAAATTTAAAAACATATCTTAACTATTATCGTATTTTAACAGATGCTGTTAATATTAAAGATGCATTTATTATTAATTTAGGTATTGATTTCGAAATTTCGGTTTTGCCAAATTATAATAGCAATGAAGTTTTATTGAAATGTATTGATGCATTAAAATCAATGTTTAATGTTGATCGATGGCAAATTAACCAACCAATCATAAAATCAGATATAACTACTACGTTAGCTAATATTAAAGGAGTTCAGACAGTAGTCGGAGCTACGCTTTCAAATCTATATGATATTACATTTGGATATTCTGGCAATGTTTATGATATAAATTCTGCTACTAAAAATGGAGTAATATATCCTTCATTAGATCCTAGTATATTTGAAGTAAAATTTCCAAATCGAGACATTAAAGGTCGCGTAGTAAATCAGTAAAGGAATATAAATGTTTAGAATATTTTATGCAGCAAAAGACGCAACGTTATATGAATCAATACCAGAATATAATACTGGTCTAGACGAAATTTTAGAAGTTGGTAAACGATTGGGCACTGACGGTGCTACTTTGTTAAAGTCTAGAAGTGTCATTAAATTTGATATGCCTGAAATTTCCGCATCATTATCTACATATGGAAAGGCAGTTACTGATTGTAAATTTGTATTGCAATTATTTACATCTGAAGCAAAAAATCTTCCTGCAGAATATTCAGTCCATGCAAAATTAGGTGGCCAGGATTGGACTAATGGCACAGGACACCAATCTGCGTTGACAACGAATGGTGTGACATGGAACGGTCCTTATAGTGGCTCTTCTTGGATTTCATCAAGTCAAAACATAAAAATTGGAACTAGCACATTGTATGTATCGGGAAGTGGTACTGGTGGCTCTTGGTTGTTTCAATCTAGTTCGGTTGGATCTACTGCGGGACTAATATCATCTGAATCATTTTCTTATCGTACCACTGATATTAATATGGATGTTACAAATGCATTAAAAGTATGGTTAAGTGGAAGTGGTGGTGCTTCAATAACCAATAATGGATTTTTAATTCAATTTTCTGACACTGATGAATTAAATGATACAGTAACCGGATTTGTTAGATATTTTAGTCGAGAAACACATACCATATATGTTCCTAAATTAACAATGTATTTTGATAATAGTGCATTTGTTACTGGATCATTGACTGCATCTAATTTAGAATCATATATAGTTTATACTAAAATTAAGCCGCAGTATAAAGATACTGAGATTGCTAAAATTAGAATATATGCACGAGATAAATTTCCTCAAAAATCACCAACAAATTTATTTCCTATAGAAACAATTAAATACTTGCCGTCAACTACTACGTATGCGGTATTTGATGCTCAAACGGATGAAGCTATAATTCCATATGATGATATTTATAATAAAGTAAGTTGTGATAGTACCAGTAATTATATCTATCTAGACATGAATGGATTTATGCCAGAACGTTATTATCGATTAGAGCTAAAAATCAAAGAAGGATACACTGAACAGTATATCAATGACAAAATTAATTTTAAAGTAGTTAGATAATGGCAAAAGATGCAATTGTAACTGATATTAAACCAATGGATCAACAGATATTAATATATGAATATCTGGAGGCACAAGCTCGTTATAATTCTTTAGGTATGACATATCTGTCAGACAATCAATCAATTATACCTAGAGACTTAGCCGGAAATATATTATTTGAAGAATCTGCCCTAGTTAAACCGTTATTAATTATTGAACCGGTGGCAGAACAAATAACTACGATATCAACGTTACGTGTTTTAGATACTGCATTTCAATATTATAAATTTCCTGTATCAGTTAATATTACATCGTCTGTTAATGTTGATGTTGATTTTGAGATTCAAGCACAAGAAATTGAAGAACAAGATTTAATTTCTACTCGTTATACGATACCTGCTATATTTGATGAACAAGATCAGCCACAGACCTATTTAAGAATTAATACATCGTTTGAAAGTACTTGGTTTAAAAATGATGCGAATGGAACTCTAGACTCTGGACCTAGAAGATTACCATTTGTTGGCCCAGCTCAACAAGAACTAGGCACATATACAATCACACAAAATACATTAGATACATTACGTGCTAAAAATCAAACTCTCAAATTTACTGTAAAAACTCAATTTACATCTCAAAACAAAACAAACAACGTTGGCTTTAAGATGATTATTGGTCGAGCAATGCCGGAATCTTGGAGATCATCTGGTTTTTTATATGAAATATATGCAGAAACAAAAGGGGTTTTGCAAACAGGTGAATATCCTATATTAGAATTAGAATATGTACTAGATATAATCAACGATGCAGCAGCATATGATAATTATGAAATTAATGTAGTTTCTGGAGACAATGCATGGGCATTAACTGACAATTGTTATTGGAAAATTGATGTTATTGATATTCCTACAACACCATCATTAACTGGAACCGTTGGTTATGGCGTATATTCATTTGGTGTCAGCTCTAGATTAAGCGAAATTACAAATGCCGGCGGCACGTCTACACCAATATTTGAACAAGTTGATGGTCAATTAAAGGCATTAGGACAATATCCCGTCCCAGGTGTAACTAGTGCGCTGGCGCCACAACCTCCGGATGCTCCGGATATGCCGGCTTAATGCAATAACACTGAATTAAATGTAAATGATACAACAATATAAAAATATTGACCAAATAAATAGTGCAACTAAATCTGTTTCAGCAACACGTTTAGACAAATCAGTAACTGAATTTTTAAGTTATTCTGCAAATAATCGCTTTACACAAGTTGATGGAATTTCTAATCAAGAAGGTTCAAGTTGTGTTGAATTACATGTTTATTCAGGTGGTGTTTGGCAAACTGGTAATCATAAAATTCAATTACAAACAAAAATACCAACATATGTAGATAAAACTACCGGACAAATTATTGCGTTTCCAACTGAACCGATTGCAATCAATTTATATGATGAATTTAATAAATTAAAATTAACAGCAGGAAATTTTAAAATTGCTGTTAATTTCTTTAAAAATTTAATTGGTAGTTATGATCAACAACATTTAAGAATTGATGAAATCTCCCCGGATAGAACCGAAATACGTTTACGGGCTATTGATGATACAAATCTAGCATTTTTAGAGCAAATAACAAATTATATAAACACAGTACGACACACATCGTCATCGTATTATAAAACATATCTATTAAACTTTAGTAGGAATCAAACTGCGTTAGTTGTAAATAGCGTCGTTATTGGCGAGTATGTTTACGTTAAACTTTACGAACCATTAGCTGATATATTTGATATAAATTTTAAATGTTGGGTCGTAGAAGAACTTAAACCAGCATATATTGATAATGTTGCTTTTGTATTAGCAGCTGCATTATCAAAATCATATAAATTAGCAAACCCAAATTGGAATGCTAACGCAATACATAATGTATCATCAGAAACTAGTATGCAAACATGGCATGATTTATTAGGATCATCCGTACAAACATCGCAACAAATTGTTGATACATATTTCTCCGGAAGCTTATCCGGAATGATATTAAACGTTGATTATTCTGATTTTAACAATTTTATATTTTATAGCTCAGCAACTGAACGATTAGAAAACTTTAAATACAAATTAGAATTACTAGAATATTATACATCACAAAGTTTAGTTGTAGCACAATTATCTGGAAGTGTTGCTACTACAAATGTTGCAGATTATGCTTCAAGCAAAACTAGTTTAATTAGTGGATTTGATTCTTTTGAAAAATATTTATATTATCAATCATCATCAATTTTATCAACAAATCCAATTCCACACGAATCTCCTATAGTTGCACTAGTTACAGGAAGCTATATTAGTCCAATTCCTAAAACTAATTCAACAGTACCATATACATTGGCTAATACAACAGGCAGTCAATTTAAAACATGGTACCAAAATGTATATAATTCTGCATCATTATATGATACATTAAATTATAATGCATTAGTATATGCTATTCCAGAATTTATTCGTTATGATGCAATGAATGATGGTATAACAACATTTGCTAACATGTTAGGACATCATTATGACATATTGTATACTTACATTAGTAATATGTCTAGAATTAACAATCGAGATGAAAATCCTAATTTAGGTATGCCAAATGAATTGCTATATTCAGTAGCAAAACAATTTGGTTGGCACTTAACTGAAGGTAATCAGTATCAGGATTTATGGCAATATGTTCTAGGAACAAATGAAGCCGGAATTCCGTTAACGGGATCTAATACAGTTGGGGAACCGTCAGTACCAGGTCGCAATATGACTTATGCAGTATGGAGACGTATTGTAAATAACTTGCCGTTATTATTAAAAAGTAAAGGCACTAAACGAAGTGTGCAAGCATTATTATCTTGTTATGGTATTCCACAATCAATGATATCAATCAATGAATATGGAGGTCCTAGATTAGATAGATCACCGGTATATGAAAAATTAAATTTTGATTATGCATTAGATTCAATTGCTAATTCTGCAGGTACAGTGACTGTAAATTATTCACAATCAATTAATACAGTTGAACTTCGTTTCCGTACAGACAATGTAATTACTAATCCAAGTATATCAAGCACCATGAACTTGTTTAACGTAGGTTCAAATGCGGTTACTTTAAAATATACATCCGGGACATTAGGTAAAATACAAATTAATGGTACTGGCTCTGCTAACATTGAAATGTTTGATGG